GTGGATAATGACGCACGCACTGAGCTAAATATTTTAGGCAACCGTGGGCATCCTAATTTTAGAAAAACTGGCGACTTGTATGGAATCATGCTTTTGCCGGAAAGCGCAACTTCGGCAGACGTAAATGCGGCCCGTAAGCTCTTGATAGACAGGGGAGCGGCTGATGGGGCAACTGCTAGTAGTCTTAACACCTACTGGTATGACCGAACCGATATAGTTGAGTTTGACAGCACTAACATGGTAAACGCCATAAACCTGAGTTACGCATGGTATGGTTGCGTTTCACTCAGTGGTCTAGCCGCCATCCAAGCCCCTAACGGAAATAACTTCTCAAACGCATGGCAAAACTGCTCTGCCCTAACGTCATTTCCGGCGGGCGCAAAGCTCGGCACGGAGGCGACCAATGTGAACTTTAGTAGTGCATGGCGGTCTAGTGGACTCACTTCGTTTAGCACTCCGTTACCTACAGCAACTACAATACTCAGTGCTTGGAGAAGTTCATCAATTACAAATTTCAGCGCAGACCTTCCATTAGCTATTGACGCTCGCGAAGCTTGGTTAGGAACCCCACTTACAAGTTTCAGCACACCGCTTCCATTAGTAACCAAAGCAGATTATTCATGGTTCGTCTGCTCATCAATTACAAATTTCAGCGCACCGCTGCCGGTAGTCGAAAGCGTCTTTCAAGCGTGGCTTAGCTGCACGTCACTTACCGATTTCTCAGCAGACGTATTTGCTAACTGGAATCCATCAAGCATAACAAGCGGAGTCTTTAACTTAGCATGGGACGGCTGTTCCGCATTATCCGCTCAATCGGTCGAGAACATACTAACTTCCATCGACGCATCAGGCAAATATGCAACGACTAACGGAGCATCTGGTGGCTCGGCTTTGGGTGACGCTGGCATCGACATCGACTACAACGTAGCCACTGGTTCACTCAGTGCCGCGACGGACGCCGCAATTGAAAGTCTAATGGGCAAAGGCTGGCAAGTGTTTATCAACGGAGTCTTGACGGTTCCTGTCATCAATAACATCCTAGTCTTGTCACCCGCAGCCGCTTACAGTCTCCGTTCGTTTGACTCTAATGATGACCCGAATGTTGTTAATGTTCGCCGTTCAAACGACAACGCGACCAGCGACTTCACGGCATCCGAGGTTAGCGATGGGACGCTTGTGGCTTTCGTAGGCGCAGGAAACGACGGCCTCGTCACCACATGGTATGACCAAGGTGGCACTAACCACGCAAACCAAATTATTGCCTCAAGACAACCTAAGATTGTCAATGGTGGCGCGTTGGTTACTGAGGGTGGTCTGGCTGCACTCGACTTTGATGGGAGCAATGATTACTTGAAGATGACCAGCAATGTCTTTGCAGAAAATCTTGAGGTAGCGATTGTTAACCACCTTCAAGATGGTAGCTCTTCAAACCCACGACTCATTACTCTTTCTAACGGGACCGACGACAACTTTATGGTCTTACATCAGAAATCAACTGATTATTTATTATTAAGATGTCACTCTAGTGAAGGAGGCGCTACTACCTCAAGTCGGTTCGGTGCGGCTGGTGTAATTGATGATTATAATTTAATTTATGCTACTTCTAAGTTGTCATCAGATTCTTATACTTGCTCTGTGGACGGGGTGTCTCAATCGGAAGTAGCAGGACCTGCCGTAGGCTCGGGTAGTTATTCGATTTCCACAATAGGTGTGCGGTCTGACATATTCTCGGGCAGCTATATAACCGGAACAATCCAAGAGGTTATCGTCTATGACACCGACCAGTCCGCCAACCGCCTAGGCATTGCGGCTAACATCAACGACCACTTCGACATCTACAGCTAATGTATTATACATCACAAGACAAAGAGACACTTGACGCTTACAACGCAAAGATTGTTACTGGCGAAAACTACGATGGCACTACAACAGTCCTGTGGGCTAATGTGGTTGAGCATCACGAAGGTGGTATGTTTGCAATTCTTAAGCACAACGGTTACCAGCTCATCGACGGCGAAGAGGACGCACCTACGGTTGATAACATCTCTGATTTCTTTCCACCACTTGAGGAACTAAACTAATGAACGACGAAACCCATCGCTTCTTCCGCTTTAGCAACGAGGCATCTTATGACACTTTGACAGCCGCTGGTAACACCGCAAGGAACCTACCAGACGAACAAAGTGAACGGTGGCTTGCTCTTTGGGATAAGACTTTTCTCGACCCTGAGACCAACAGCGACCGACTCTATTGTGTTAAACGCAGTGGCATCCTTGAGTCTGACCAGTTGACCTAGAGGGTATCGAAGAGATTAACCTTGAGACTTACCTACAACGCTTGAGCTGGGAGCCGCCTATCGAAGAAGACCTTGAGCTTCTCGACGAACTTGAACTGATAGACTAATGGACGAACAACAAGAACCACTTACAGACATCGAACAGTCACGAGCTGACACTGGGTTTCGTTATTACGTCGTTAAGCCAGACGAACTCTACACAGGACTTGTTGCAGCCGTAGACTCTGACCGTGGCTATCCGAACAAACAACGAACAACGCTCACCGGGTTGCCGCCTGTTGAAAGCCTGGCTGAAGCCACCGACGACTCAGGACGACTCATAGCCATCGACTGCTGGCGCTTTACATCCAACGACGACGCGATGCTTGAGGGGTCCGAAGGCGTCCAAGAGTTAACTCAGTTAGAGTTCTTGTCGATCAAGCCTGAGCCTGAGGAAATTATTTAATATTATATCTTTATGAAATTCACCACTGCCCAAGCGGTCTACACAAGCCTCGAAGGACACCGCTATCAATACCTAGATCGCGCACGGTCCTGCTCGAAGCTCACGTTACCCTACGTCATGCCCGACGAAGGCCACGGACCACACAGCAGACTAGACACACCTTTTCAGGGCGTTGGGGCTCGCGGAGTAAATAACCTCGCCTCTAAATTACTGTTAGCACTCCTTCCGCCTAACGCCCCGTTTTTCCGATTGAACATCGACAGTTACGCCCTGGCTAACGAAGGGGCACCGGAAGAGTTGATCTCTGAGATCGAAGAGACACTCCAGAAAGTCGAAGAGTCAGTCATGGATGAGATTAGTCGCGAGGCGTATCGCACAGCGATTCACTCAGCGCTTAAACACCTGATTATCACAGGGAATGTCATGCTGTATCTTCCTGACGAAGGGGGTATCCGGGTGTTCCACCTAGATCGCTTTGTCGTCGATAGAGACCCAATGGGCAACGTGACCCACATCGCTACCAAAGAGAACATCAGTTACGACGTGCTCGATGAAGACATCAAGGCCCAGATTGCAACTAACGGCGGACAGCCGACCGATGAGGTTCACTTGTATACTGCTGCTTGTCGCGATGGTGATGAATTTATTATATATCAAGACATTAACGGTGTCGCACTGGAGAACTCAGGGTCACGAGTTAACAAAGCGAAGAACCCGTTTATACCGCTGAGGTTCTCACGGATCGACGGTGAAAGCTATGGCCGTGGATACGTCGAGGAATACTTAGGTGACCTACAGTCACTTGAGGGACTCTCACGGGCAATCCTTGAGGGTTCTGCTGCGGCGGCTAAGGTTATGTTCTTGGTTAATCCTAATGGCACCACGCGTGCTCGGACACTCGCAGAAGCCCCGAGTGGCGCGATAGTCCAGGGTAACGCTGCGGACGTAACGACCTTACAGCTCAACAAGATCGCAGACTTCAGGACCGCTGAGTCGTCGATTAAGGTTATCGCTGACAGGCTCGGCGCTGCCTTCTTGTTAACCTCGAATGTCGTAAGGCAAGCCGAGCGTGTTACGGCAGAAGAGATCAGGATGTTATCCCAAGAGCTTGAGTCAGCGTTAGGTGGTTTATATTCATTATTATCAAACGAGATGCAGTTGCCATTTGTTAACAGACTGATGGACGTAATGAAGAGCAAGAAGAAGCTCCCTGCGTTACCTAAGGACATTGTTAACCCAGTGATCATCACCGGGGTCGAGGCGTTAGGACGAGGGAACGACTTACAGAAACTTGACTTGTTCTTGGCAGGCGCTGCGCAAGTCGTAGGCCCCCAGGCGATCGCTGAGTTCGTCAATGTGAGCCAGTATTTCCAGAGACGCGCTACGGCACTAGGCATCAAGACTGCAGGACT